GATAGCGGCTTCCAGAGAAGTTTCGTTCAGGTCAGCAGACACAGCAGGCTCGTTAGAGTTAGTACCACCAGACACCAAAGGATGGGCAGTAGAACAAAGTTCTACACCGTCACCGTAAGTGACGCTACTATCGAACGCACTGTTCAAAATAGCGGCGGCTTTAACCTGCTTGGTGTAAGCCATAGCGCGGGCCAGAGCTTTGGTATAACGAGAAGACAGTGAATCGTACAGGTTGTCTTCAATCGCTTCTTCAGTGATTGAAAAGCCCATAGAAACAGTCTCGTGGTTGTACCTTGCAGTCCACGCTTCCTGAGCGTTGTCATAAGCAATGGCAGAGCCTTCGTTCTTGACGGGGGCGGCTGCAAAGCCTGACAACTTAGTTTCTTCTTCAAAAGAACGATCAGAAGATTCTGTTTCAAAAATCTCTGCGTGTTCTTCACCATATTTCTGATACTCAAGGCCGAACAAGGCGTTTAGGCCCGGTAAGAGTTCCTTGAGCAGTTGTGCTCTTGATATAGCCATGTGTCAGTTACTCCTTAGACGCCAGTGTTCATCGTAACACGATGAGCGCCGGTGGTGAATTTAACCAGAACGTCCGGGTACGTATCATCGGTAGCTGATACGAAGTCCATAATCAACAGGCCACCAACGGTAGTTTGTACTGTAGCATCAAGTGCCATAGTAGAGTTACCGGTAGCTGTATTGCCTGAAGTAAGGGCGTTCTGAGCGGCGGGAAAGCCGGTAATAGTGCCAAGATCGTCCTGACCACTAACACCGTCAAGCTGCGCCTGAAACAGTACGTTAGGATCGTCAACGATGTAAGCTACTGCATTCACTGCGCCAGAAGGGTAGTACTGAGAGTGTACTGTCTGACCCTGATCGTTTACGTATTCACAACCAACAAATACACCAGCGGCTCCAATAGAGGAACCACCAAAGTTATTGGTTGTAATGTCTTTACCAGTACCATCGGCAAGCTCGATATAACCAGCAGCAGTTAGCTGCACAATCGAACCATTGAAGATGTTATTGGCGACCCCAGCAGGGTCAATTTTGTAGTGGGTTACGGCTCCCGCATAGGGAAGACCGTCAGCCCGCTTAACGGGCTTTAGCCCGTAGGGTGTAGCTGAAGATGCCATGATAGACTCCTAATAGATTAACCTTTTCCGAAAGTCACCTTAGAGCGCCTGTCATTAAATATAGGCATTCTAGGATCACTTTCTCGCATCAAGTTGTTGTCGACAGAGTGCATCTGGTTACGAGACTGCTCTCGATAATATCCATTACGTTCGTCGACAAGTTCTTGTGGAGCTTTGCAAAGCATCAAACCACCTATAACTACATTGTCCTTGAAGCGGTCATTTTCGACTACTGCAAGTTCAATTTCAGGGTGATCTGAAGCCTTAACTGGCTCCCATCCTTGTCTTAATTTAGAGGTCACATTGGTGGGATCAGCATTTCCACGAGTAGATACACGCACCCATTTGAAACTCCACCCGTCCTGCGAATCAGGGGTCGGCAATGTTTCTGGCCTACTCCACGATCTTTTACGGGTTTTCTTCTCACGAGATTCTAACTCTCTGTTAATTCTGTTCTCAGCCATTATGTGTTCCTCAATAGTTGTGCAACCTGTTTGGCGTATACATCCAAAGGTACGTTAAGACGTTTCGCGATAGCAATTTGTGATTGAGTAAGTCGCACCTTGTTAGGTGAAGTGCTCCGCGTAGCGGGGGCAACCACGTTGCTAGATTTCTTCTTTGGTTCCTCTGGTTCATCTATCCCGTCATCAAATTGATCTGGGAATACATTTCGCATACGAGAATTTATCTTCTCGTAGTAATCGTCAGATTGGGGGTCAACCCCCTCTTTGACTAGTTTATTATGGTACCCCAACGCGAAAGCGGTCATTTCATCGTCAGAACCGAACCACGGATTTTCATCTCTCCATGCTTCAGCCTTTTCATCCCGCGTAATTTGCGGCGTTGAAGGTGCCTCTACTTGTTGTTGTACCGTATTATAGCTACGTTGTAAAGGGGTTTCTTCCTCTATTGCAGGTTCTTTAAAGGTATTAACCTTCTCCATACGTATTTGTGCAGTATTTAGTAGCTGTTGTGCTTCCACAATAGCGTCTGTTTCTCCTGCTTCGTACGCATCTCTATAGGCACGTTTAGCGGCATTAAGTTCTGCTTCTACCTGCCGTTTAGCAGATTGAATTAAAGCAGCTTGGTTTTTAGTGCTTGATTGTTTTAACTGTTTATTTTCTTCAATTAACTGTTTAGCGTACGCTTCTGCGGCTTCACGCTCACGTAGTGCTTGTTCTTTAGCCCTACGCTCGTCATGGTACCCTTTACTAAAATGATTAATACGCTTTTTAACCTTTTCAGAGTAATTCTCTAACTCCTCATCGGTTACTTCTTCAGGAGGTTTTGACGGTTTGCGCCCCTTATCTTTCTCGGGAGTATCGTCTTCGATCTCAATTTCTACCTCTCCAGCTTCTATTTTTGTATCTTCTGCGCCATTTTTAACAGATTTGGGCTTCTGTTGGATGTCATCGCGCCCAACAGCAGGTTCAACCTCTATACTAGTGTTAACCTCTTCCTCGGCAGTTATTTCTATTTCTGTAAGAGATTCATCCTTTTCGTTGGGGAATTCATACTCTACTTGTTGCATAGCCATAATTTATACCTCACGCACGAGTAATTTTACTCGGATCATCAACAACGGCTTCTACGGAATCGTCGTTTATTAGACGGTATTCCTGTCTGCCGACCTTAAATCGCGTACCACTATTAGCACGGAACATCACGTAATCACCCTGTTTGCACCACGGGCCAGTTGGGAAACGCTCTGTATCTGCATACGCTTGATCCCCCACGTCTAGTACCACACCAATCATAGACAAGATATACTCATCCCTCATGGTCTGTTCTGACTTCAAAAGCCCACTTTCACCGTAGGTTTCATCAATACTCGGTAGAGCTATCAGAACCCTATACCCGACAGGTTTTGGTATTTGCTCGTTTAAAACCACTTCCTGTGCTTTATCGTCCTCTATCTTTTGCTTGCGCTTCTGCTCTAGTGCAGTAAGTTCAGTCATCTTCGTCTTCCATATAGTTACGCGAGAGGTCTTGTAGTTCTCTTATTGCGGTAGTTAGACCTCGAATTACCCCACAAATCTCACGGTACTGGGCGTAGTCTTTCGCAGCCCCAGAAACCAATGATTCTTCGCAAGAGTCTACGGACTCTTGTAGTTTTTCTCTTAGCACGTCAAAGACGGTTTTAGCCATTATCTACCTTGCCCTCTATACTTTTTAAACGACATTTTCTTGGCTTTATTCATAGAAGCCATTTTTAATTTACCATTGCCAATGCTGGTACCTTTGACGCTTTTACCCTCACGAATGAGGTCTTGGTTAGAGACTTGTTTAGCCACGTCCAGACTCCTTAGCTTGAGTTTTAGCCAAGTCTAATAGTGCTTTAGCCTCGTCCAAGTCCTGTTTAGCAGAGGCTTGTTCGGTCTGTGCGGCTATACGTCCTGCCTCTAGAGTGGCAGTATTGTTAGCTTTCTTCTCTTCCAACTGCAATTTAGCTGCCGCTATCTGTGCATCCGCTTGGTCTTTCTGCGCTTTGCGTTGTACTTCAGCCTCTTTAAGCTGTAGTTCTTTCTGTTGCATCTGAACTATAGGGTCTTGCTGTGCCTGCTGTGCAGCCTGCTGTGCGGCTTGTGCTTGTTTCTGCTGAGTTAATTGCGTTCCGGCTTGTGCCATAGTCTGAGCCAAAAGTACTTCAATATCTTCTGGTAACTCTTCGTTCGGTGTAGGTAGCGGAGCACCTAGCTTCTCTTCTATCTGCCTACGATACTCAAACGCCATGTGTTCTGCGATATGGGCTTGTAGAGACGCCATGATCTGCTGTGCCGCTGGGTTTTGCCCAATCATTGCCGCTATCTGTGGGTCTTGCATGAACGACTGATGGGTAGCGATATGCGCCTGATGGTCTTGATATATGAATGCTTTCATAGGCTTACCGTTAAGTGAATTCATATTCTCACTTACTGGGTCTACCGGTTTCATGTCATTCTCAAGTGGGATTAGTTTATCCGCGTTCTTAATCCCCATCACCTCTATCATCTGACGATGTAGCTGGGGTAGGTCATATATCTGTGGCGCCTGTTGTGCCATCTGCAACACCGCTTGATACTGCACAACACGTTGCGCCATCGTAGTATTGTTAGGGTCACTTACAGGGATTACATCAGAGACGGCATAGTCCATCTGTCTGGCACGAGGGGCACCTCGGTTGGGGACATATCCATACTCTTCTGGGGCGTACTCAGCCATGATAGCCCGAAGTAATTTAAACTCCTGTTTCATTGCATAGTGGACACGAGCCTGTACTGCCGCCATTGGCTTTAAGGTGCGTTCCAAAAGAGCAAGAGTAGTCCCCACTGGCGCGTTGGCACTCATATCACTGATATTCATGTCTGAAATTGCGCCCAGACGACGACCTTCCTCAGTGATACGGTTTAACAACGCCAGCAGGGTCTGCGATGGCTCGTTATAGGGTAAGGGCATGATGTTGTCACGGATGCTACCGCTAGGGACATCCACGTCACGAAACTCCCCCGGGCTAATGGGGGTGTCATCACCTTTTATACGTAACCCACGAGATTTCAAGCCTCCCGGTAAATTAGATAAGGTTCCCGCATCTACTAACTGGCGTATAAGCGAGGTACCAGCCCTAGCGTATCCACCGATGATGTGTATCAAACCAAGCCCGTAAAAGCCAAATCCCGGTACATAAACGTAATGCACAAAATGCTGACGTTTAAGCATTAATTCATCGTCAGGGTTCCAGTTACGGCGTATGGCTAGTATCTCGCCTGTACCCTGCTCTATAGTCACAACGTAAGGTTTAGCAATCTGTGGATAATCTTCACCTTCTTCATCCACACCTTCGATAATTAAATCCGCATGTACCTCACATAGCGTATAACGGTCATCAGAAGTCAGGGTAAACCCACCTTCTTCTGCTTTTTTCTCTTCAATATCTGTGAAGAACGACTGTGGCTCACCAAGTTCTGTATCTAAATAGAACCCAGCAGCCTGTAGTTTAGACAATTCATTCTTAGTTTTACGCATTACATGGGTAACGCGCTCGGCTGACTCTATATTAGAGGCACCGTAGGGGACAATAACGTCTTCAGCGGGGATATATACGGCTACCTGACGCCCCAAATTTGGGTCAAAATACACCTTTTTAAACGCTGAACCGGCTAAACCAAGGCTATATAGAAGCCTTTCGTGCTCTGGGCGATACTCACTCATCACCTCAGTTAACTCATAATTCATATCCGCACGGACGCGTTCTGCCGCTTCTTCTTTCTCGCGGGTTGTTTCCCCTATTATCTTAGTCTTAACAGGCCCAGCCGCAGGGAATGTCTCGCTCATGGCTTCAGCTTGGAAACGAATTGCGGCTTCGGACAACACGGTGCTGTACACACCACAGGCATCATCCCAAGGCTCTACTCGCTCTTCGTACTTAAACCCTAACACTTCCAAGCCTTTAACGAACGTATCCGCCCACTCTTTACGTGAGCTAGTATCGGCAGAGACATAGCCAAGCAATTCATTAGACAGGGAGGTAAGTTCTCCCTCATCTATATATTCTGCTAAGTTGGCATCGAACGGCGCTTCCATAATGTCGTCCGCGTCCGCACCCGGTACGAGGGTTATCTCTACACTTCCGTCATCCAGTACTACCATCTCAGGATCAACGACAGTTATCTCCATCTCGGAGCCTTCCATCATCTCTTCTTCCATCCCTTCTGGTGCTTGATATATACTCGGTTCAATAGCCATTACTTAATCCTCAGTAGTACCCGCCCTTGCGCTGTTTAAAATATAGTTTGTCTTCTGGCTCGTCAGTTGGTAATGTAATAAAGCCGCCCTGTCTAAACCGTATTAGGGCCATTACAGTCGAGTCAACTAAGTCATCATGGCTCATAAATGGAAATCCTGCAATCTCTTCCACGACTTCCTCTGCCCAACGCGTTTGTGGTACCCAACATAACCCGGACATTACTATATCAGCAACGGAATTTAAACGTGCTGTTTTATCACCTGTACCCCTGTGTGGGGTAAACTCTTGTACTAATAATCCCATTCGGCGAAGTTCTTGATATAGCGGCGTACCACTACTCTTTTTCTCCACTATAAACGCGTCGGGTTGCCACTCGTCATACTGCTCAAAGGCAAGTTGTTTTAACTCTGGGAACTCCACGCGCTCCTTGATGCTGTTTAATAGTATTATATTATAAGTGTCCGGTATACCTATAGTATCTCCGTCCTCGTCCTTAAACTGCCCCTCATACCTAAATACGCCCCATACTGTCAGGGCGGTAAAGTCAGCACGGTTGTGTTTTTCTGCCGCAGCGTCAAGCGACATTATCACATACTCACACGTCGGTGGTTTCTCTATGGGCCACTCGTTCCACCACTCGCGCTTAACGAGCGCTGCTTCTTCGGCTGTAGGTACCTGTTGATACTGCGCATTCCACTGAAACAGCGGCATAGACGCTTTAGTGCGTACAAGAGCATCAAGATTAAAAAACTCAGGCCATAGCGGTTTCTCTACGATCTGGTTAGTTTTCTTGTCTTCTACCTCTAATATCGCCGGAAACTCTACTACCTCGTACTGGTCAGCCTGCTCGTTCTGCGACATATCCCGCGTTACGCGACCTGTCAAATCATCAAGATGCCATCGGGTCTGGATAATAGCCACACGACCACCCGGCATGAGACGAGTACGAGCACCATATGTGAACCATTCATACGCTTTATCAAAAACATCAAAATTCCCACTCAACACATCTTGTTCTGAATGCGGGTCATCAACCAAGAGCAGGTGAGCACCACGACCAGCGATGGAGCTACCTATACCACAGGCGTAATACTCTCCACCCATGTTAGTGTTCCAACGCCCCGCAGATTTACTGTCTGAGGCTAACTGCACGTTTGGGAATATAGACTGATACTCGGCGGTAGATATAAGGTTTCGCACCTTTCTACCGAAGTCTACCGCTAGGTCGGTGGTATGTGACACCATCATTACTTTTTTATCGGGGTTACGCCCCAAAAACCAAGCGGGGAAGTATATAGAAACTAACTGTGATTTACCATGACGCGGTGGGATGTTTACACATATCCTGTCTTTTCCAGTTTCTTCTAGTTCTGCGCCGTTCTCGTCGTATTCTTTGCCAATCTCGATCTCCATCAGGAGGTCTGCGAGTATCCTGTGGTGCTTACCCACCTTATAATCCGCCTGCATGAACTTACAAAACTCTATTAAGTCAAGATAAGCCGCTTCCGCCCGCTTTTTACCCTCTAACTCCTCGACTATTTTGTATATCTCTGCTTGTTCTTCGAGAGAGTACGAATCGAGGCTGTTTAACAGCAGGTCTAGCTCTTCCTGCGTGAACTCAGGGACAGGTGGAGGGGTGTTTAAGTCTGTAGAGGGCTTAGGTGTGGGGGTCATTACGAGAGACTTAGCTATAATCCGCTTCTTACGGGCTTCCTGAGCCTCTTTCTGGGCTTTTCCCGACATTTTTGATATTTGCGCTGTCATTCTTTGTTTATTTCGTACACGCCTTCGCTGTTTTGTTTAAGCACTTCCAGTTTTTCGCGCAATTTTTCACGTAGTTCGTCTGCGTTCTGGTGTGTGACTGTGATTTCTTTACGTTCTGTGAACAATCCTACGTCTGTCATCTTACCTAGTAGCTCTAAAGCGCGGATTCTGACCCGTGCGTCAGGGTTCTCTGTCTCCAGTATCAGCTTATTAACCACTGTGTTACGTATTTCAGCGGCGTGGGTGGCTACTATTTGACCGAATTCTTTGAGGATGGCGTTGGTTTGGATGAGAGAGGCAGGACGCAGGGTGGCGGTGCGGTTGTGGGATAGTGCTTTGGAAGTCTCTTCAACGTCTTTTGCATACGCAGTCAGGAAGGTAGCGGCAATATCGTTGTCCTCATCGGTCGGTTCAATATCCAAACCGTGTTCGCCAAGCATAAGAGCAGTGTTACACGCCGCTTCAGCGCGTTCTTTAAGGTCTATATACTTTACGTCGTCGGGGATTTCTATCCCGAACTCTGGGGTGAGGGCTACTGCCATCGTTGTTTCCTTCGCAGACTTTACGTCGTCTAGGCAGTATAACCGGTTTCTGTAGATTTTTACAAAAAATTTTTTTGTTTTACCTTTTTTC